GTATGAGTGAACAAGAAATCCGTGAACAGTACATGGAAAGTATTACCGCTAAGTTCTCAGGTCTGGAAATGGTCGTAATGGGCATTATGTCTGATTGTCAAGAAATGATGGCGATGGGCACAGGTCCTCGCTCAGTTGAATACATGCGTAAAAAAATGAATGTTGCCAAGTTTATCCTTGCTGAAATGATGGATGCAAAAGTAGCCTAAACTTGACAACAAATGGTTTTGGGTATATAATACATACTTAAACAGTTAATTAAAGGACTACGAAATGAATCAAATTCAGTATATCGCAGATGGTTACAACAAGAACCGTGAGCGGGTAGTTCTGTGGAGTACGGGCAACTATCAGTATCAACTGGAAGTTGCTGGTAAAAACACCAATTTCTCTGCTGAATACTATGAGGCATTGGAGCGTTTCAAATCTCAAGTAGTTGAAGTGGTAGAAGCTCCGGAAGATTTTTCTACTGTGGCTTGACATTAAATGGTTTTGGATATATAATACATACTTAAACAGTTAATTAAAGGGATTGAAAATGGAAGTTTTAGGATTGCTTATATTTTTGTTTTTTCTTGTTATGTGGTAGTGTATAAGGGAGTAGATGATGAAAGTTTACATTTTTAATTCCAGTGATAATGTCAACGACGGTAAGTCCTGGGACCTGCCTATGATCACAATGGGCTTGGATGAGCAGGATCGTCCTTACGCTATCGTAAAGAATCCCTACTTCCCAGGGGAGACACTGCGGGCAACCTACGAAACTTTTTACGGGTTTAACCGGTGGGGTGTTGATCTGGATTAAAGGTTGACAATAATTACAATTACTGTTATAATCTACATTAGACAACATTAGGAATACACATGGCTACTCGCAAACATACGGATGAGCATTTTGTAAAAGCACTTAACCCGCGGGATGCTGATACAAAATATATGGGTGAAGAACCCTTCTTCCCAATTCAACCTGATACCGAATCACGATTCTCGGCACTTGCCCGCAGTTTTACGTGGTACACCCGATTCTATAGCAAAAAAGATGCTAGGGAATTGATGGCACAATATTTGGATTACAACAAACGTACCGATCAAGCTAAAATGCTTAGGAAAGTACATGAAAGTGAATTCATTATCACACTATGCTGGGTGGCACGTATGACAATGCGTGGCCTAGAATTGACCGAGCATGAAGAACTTACCTTGCAAAATGAAATCCAAAGGTTAGTCAAGACATTAACTGAAACTGAAACAAAAACTAGTCAGACTAGTATTGTTAAGGAAGAAGAAACAGTAGCCCGCCCCAATATTCAGGAAATTTTGAAAGAAAAAGCACGAGATGCCGCAGGTGAAATGGAAGGGATGATTGACGATTTTGTGACTACTGGCAAATCGTCAGACAAGACAGTTGATATTGTTGCAAAATACAATGTCATGCCACAACATATCCCAATCATTGTTGATATCTGGAAACGCAAACAAGACGAATTTCAAAAACTTTCTGATGGCGATGAGTATCTTAAAGAAGGTTATAGTTTCTTGGGTAAGATTCAGATTCGTAATATCCTCAAATTCATTGACGGTGTTCTCAGCGATTTAAATAGCTATATCAGCATCAAGAAAGCAAGTAAGGCTCCACGCAAGAAGAAAGCAGTACCTGTAGAGAAGATTGTTTCTAAATTGAAATACTTGAAGTTGTTCAAGGATGTGGCTGCAAAGCTAGACTTGATTAGCATTCACCCTACAAAACTGCACGGTGCAAGTGAAGCGTGGGTCTATGACACGGCAAAGCGTAAACTGCATCACTACATTGCAGATGATTACAGCAAGACCTTTACAGTTAAGGGCAGCACATTGCTAGGATTTGATTCGGCAAAGAGTGAAGTAAAAACATTACGTAAGCCGGGTGAGCAAATCAAAGAAGTTATGGGTAGTAAGCCCGCAGCACGTAAGTATTTTACAGATATTAAAGCAGTGTCCACTACACCGAATGGTCGGTTTAATGAGGCAATGCTAATTTTGAAAGCATGGTAATGAACATAGATTTAAACAAATACAAAGATTTCGTAGAAGCTGTAACCAGCAAAGCAAGCAATGACTTGACTACGTTTATGGATACATGTGATCGGCTTGATGCTAATTACGAATTAGTTGACGGTGAGATGAAACATGGTCCTGATGTTAACATCCCGTTACTAATCACAGCATGTTTTGGTCTTGCCGCAGAAAGCGGTGAGTTTATTGAAGTGCCCAAGAAGATCATTTTTCAGGGAAAACCATTGTCTGATGAGAATGTCAACCATATGAAACGTGAACTCGGTGACATTATGTGGTACTGGGTAAATGCATGTCGTGCATTGAATCTTGATCCTAATGAAGTAATTGCAGAGAATGTACGCAAACTAGAGTCACGCTATCCAGGTGGCAAGTTTGACGCACACTATTCTGAAAATCGTAAAGACGGCGACTTGTAATGGGTCTGGGTCCGCCTAGTTGTGATACATGCGGGGTGTGGCTAACGCTACATCCTCCCTTTGTCAAAGAACAATCATGGCGGTGCCCCGTATGTGAGAAAGATTCACCCGATGGGTATACTCACTTGCAGACCAATGCATCAAAAGTATATGAGTATGATGAAGTGCCCTTTTTGAGATTTATGAAGGGCAAATCTCCTAATCCATAAGTTACCTGATAAATAGTATTATTAGGTAACACTTATGTCAACATATCCAACCGCCAGTCCTCTTTCTACCCCTTCAGGTCTAACTTTAGATGAATTAAAAGAAGGACTGTTTACCAATCTTAGATATCGTCTTGGTGACGGGATGATTGATATTGAATTGGATCCTCAACATTACGAAGCCGCGTACAATTACGCGATTAAGGTTTATCGTCAAAGGGCACAAGCTGCCACTGAAGAATCTTACATTCTAATGACTATTGAAAAGAATGTTGATACTTACACTTTACCTGCTGAGTTTATCAATGTCAGAAGTATTTTTCGTAGAACGATTGGACTAGAAACTGGACCATCTAGTAGTAGTTTTGATCCGTTCAGTAGTGCTATTTTAAATACCTATTTGCTTAACTATAACTATGCAGGTGGTATGGCAACATATGACTTTTATGCAGGGTATGTTGAGTTAGCAGCAAGGATGTTTGGTGGTTATGTAACATATACATTTAACCCAGTGTCTAAAGTATTGCGTATAGTACGTGATCCAAAAGGATCGGGTGAGCGTGTATTGATATGGGCCGATGTACAGAAGACAGAAGAAATATTATTACAAGATCCGGGCGCTGGTGTTTGGATTGGTGACTTTATCTTATCACAACTAAAGATTATGATTGGTGAAGCCCGAGAGAAATTCGGAACTATTGCTGGACCGGGTGGTGGCACAACATTAAATGGTACTGCTATGAAAGCAGAGGGTAAAGCAGCAATGGAATTACTCATTGAAGATTTGAAGAAATACGTTGACTATTCCCAGCCCTTAACATGGATACAAGGTTAATGAAAGCTAGTGAATTTATCGTTGAATCATTTAGAGTCAGTTTAGATAAACTTGTCCCTACACGAGATTCATACGACTGGAATCAAATGGATCCGGATGTAGTTGATATATTTACTAGGAGAGCAGGAACACCTGAATGGGATGATGAAGCTGGTACTTTATTTGTGGCTCCTCGTCCAGACGGAAACTATGATATCATAAATGGTCATCATCGTTATGCCGGATTAAAGAAAGCCGGAGCAAAAGACGCACTGGTTACTTTGAAAAACAATGAAGTGGATAGTTAACCTAAACAGTTTTCTTTTTCACACTCCTGTAATACAATAAGTATTGTTACAGGAGTTTTCTTTTATGATCATAGGAATTACAGGTTTAATAGGTTCGGGCAAGGACACCATTGCAGATTATCTTACTACACATCATGGTTTCAAACGAGTTAGTTTTGCGTCTAGTCTTAAAGATGCAGTAGCAGCAGTTTTTGGATGGGACCGAGAATACTTGGAAGGTACAACAAAAGCTAGTAGGAAATGGCGTGAGAAAAAAGATGAATGGTGGAGCAATCGTTTAGGCATAGAAATTACGCCAAGATGGATTCTACAGTATTGGGGGACAGATGTGTGTCGTAATCACTTTCACAATGATATCTGGGTAGCAAGTGTAGAACACAAGCTATTAAATTCCAAAGAAGATATTGTAATTACAGACTGTAGATTTTCTAATGAAGTTGCTGCTATCAAAAATGCAGGAGGGGTAGCAATTAGAGTGCAGCGCGGCCCTAATCCCGACTGGTATGATTCTGCGATATCATATAATAGAGGACCAAATGGTAATTCATCTTGGGCACTAAGCAAGATGAAATTAGATAATATGAAAATTCATGCTAGTGAATATAGTAGTATAGGATTAAAGTACAATTATATTATTGAAAACAACGGTACAATTGATGAGTTACATAATAAAATGTACGAGATACTCAATAGGCAATCTGAAGGTCTCCGCGCTGCCATGTAACTTCTTTTTTCTTAACCACTTCCACACAATTTAAACATATACTACGTAAATTAGTATGTTCTATATGTTCTAAGTTTCCGTCAATATGAAACACTGTTATTTGTGTAACAAATAAACTCTTAAAGCCACATAAATCACATGTGGCTTTTTTCTTATAACCACTCTTAGTCCAATTGGCTTTGTGTGGTTTTTGCTTCTGCTTCTTTCTACCACATTCGTCGCATATACTTCTGTAATGTGTAACACCATCACGTTTATAGTTTATTGCTGCGTGATTCTTGTTACATGTCTTACATATTGGACGTTGATTTAACATACTATATTTAGTTGTTTCCAACCTTCAAAGGTACGGTAATCCCATCTTTTTTTCATTTATTCATAAATAATAGTATGCAATTAGGTTGTAAACCTCAAAATTTTACTAAAGGAAAAATAAAATGGCATTAACATCACCAGGCGTAGAAGTCACCATCATTGACCAAAGTCAATACTTACCGGCTCCAGGCGCATCTGTACCGCTTGTAGTTTTCGCAACAGCACAGAATAAAGCAAATCCGTCCGGCACAGGTGTAGCACCTGGCACTACTGCGGCAAATGCAGGTAAATTATATCAAATCACAAGTCAAAAAGATTTGGCTGATTTCTATGGTGTACCGTTCTTCTATACAACAACTGCAGGAACACCAATCCAAGGGTACGAATTAAACGAGTACGGGCTATTAGCTGCTTATTCAGCATTAGGGACTACCAATCGGGTATATACATTACGTGCTGACATTGATTTAGCATCACTAGTGGGTTCAGTTGGTCGTCCTTCAGGTGATCCATTAAATGGGGCATATTGGTTAGATACTACTACTACTACATGGGGTATCTTCCAGTTTAATGCAACAACCGGACAATTTACACCAGTAACTCCAATTGTTATAACAGATTCAGCATATTTAACTTCCGGTACCCCTATTAATAGTTTAGGTAATATTGGTGATTATGCAATTAATGCTACTGTTCAAGCTGATGAAACATATCAACAATATTATTACAAAACTAGTGCTAATACTTGGACAGTATTGGGAAGCACTACTTGGCAAAGTGAATGGCCAACTGTTCAAGGTACAAATTCTAACCCTACACTAACTGCCGGTGACACTTTAATTATTAATTTAAGTGGGGTGTGGTCTACTACAATTACAGTTCCTGTATCCCCTAATAATAATGTTACAGGTGTTCAAAATGTTATCAATACACTGGGATACGCCTTTGTTACTGCAAGCGTAGTATCAGGTAAATTAGTCATATTGTCCACTCAACCCTCAACTACTGGTAATCAATATCTTGGAATCTCTGGTACCGGAACAGTGTTAGCTGATATAGGACTAACTGCACAAAATTACTATCAACCTCAAGTTGTATATGGTACTTCAGCAGAAATGCCGTTGTGGTCAAGTAGTCAAACATATCCACATCCAACTGGCTCAGTATGGATTAAAGCTAGCAGTGCAGGTCTTGGCTTGACCCCGGTTGTTTCTGAATATAATTCAGTTACTGGTTCTTTTGTTGCAAAAAATGTAACATTGGCTACTAGTAACTGGGAAGCAGATGCAACTATTGACGCTACCGGTGGAAAAGCTATTCCGGTAGGTACTGTCTACGCACAATATGATGCTGACGCGCCTTTTAATAACAAAACAGATCCTATATATTTATGGAAAAGATCAGCAACAGGTCCAACAGTGGCAACCGGCACTGAGACAGATTTTACAATAGCGTTACCGTATACTTTGTCAACAGCAAGTATTTTTGTTCAAACTAGTATACCAAATAGTGATCAATTGTCAAGTCAATATACTGTTACTATTCCTGATGATTGCACTCCGTTGCAATTTGTAACTGCTTGGTTAGCTACTGCTATTCCTTATACAACTGCATTGCTAACTACTGACGGTGCTGTTCAATTAGTGCATACCCAAGGTGGCGAAATTATAATGAATGATTTTATATTAACAGCTGGAGCTAATCAAGGGTTTTCTGCTACTATACTATCACAAGCTGGATTTGTTGAGCAAGATACTCCGTTTGTTCAATACGGTGGGGCATTATCAAGCTCCGTTACAAATTTTTCTGGTATAGCTACTACTGGTGGAAGTGGATCAGGATTGACTATACAAGCAGCTATTCAAAGTCACGGTATATATTCTCTAACAGGGACCGGCGTAACTGCCGGTGGAACATCATATGCAGTAGGTAATACTATAACTGTTAGTGGAGCATTACTAGGCGGGGCAGCTACTACAAATAATTTAGTATTAGAAGTTGTTTCAGTGAGTGGCGGGGTTGTTACAGCACTTA